GCTGCTGCTACAACTGCTTTCTTTTTTGTTTTCTTTTTACATTTTCCTTCACACTTTTCTTGTTCATATATCCCCCCTGGTTTACAAGTCCTTCTCTTAATACCATTATCTTTTGCTTCTTTTGCAGTTTTATATATATAACCACAAGTTTCTTCTACTGTTGGTGCTACTGCTACTACTGGCGCTTCTGCTGGTGCTTCTGCTGGTGCTACTACTTCTTCATTTTCTTTAACCCTTCTACCTTCTTCATATCCTTCATCATATCCATCTGGATCATACCCTTCTTCATCATATTCTTTATTTTCTAATCCATCATCATATCCTTTATTATATGCCTTTTTATATGGATCTTTTTCTGAACCCCCTTTATATTTTTTAAATGTTTTATGGTGTCCCATTAATATATATTATATATTAAGTTTTTTATTCTAAAGTAAAGTCAGTTTTGTAGTTATCTATAAACCTGAATATCATATTAATTAATTCTACTTTGCTTGTATTATAATCGCGTATGCATGATAAACATTCTTCTTTAGATTTAATACTAATATCTCTGATTTCATTTATTTGTTCCTTATTCTGTTTATCTATTTTTAAATTTTCAGTATTATGACAATAACCTACATAATATATATTTTTATAATTAACACTATTTTCTCCTGTAAATGCTTCTTGTATTTGATGAATATTTTTTATAATATTATAATCTTCTACTTTAATTCCAGTTTCTTCCTGTAATTCTCTTTCTGCTGCTTCTAAAAATGTTTCTCCCATTTTCTTTTTACCTTTAGGGTATTCCCATTCTGTTTCTATATATTTATCTTGAATTTCTTTAAAATATTTTTCTATACTATACATTTCATTGTTTATACTATAACCATCTTTTAATATATTAAATAATTTTTTACTTCTATTATATTCTTTCATATATTTTGTTTCATTTATATCATCTATTAACCATAGACTTTTCCACAATGTATCAAAATCTTTAGTCATTATATCGGTTCTTTCTTGACTAGATATTCTACTAAGTAATAATTTAATCAATTTAGTATTTTTTGGATTGTATTTCCCTCTTATTAATTCTATATAACATAGAGAGTCTTTCCTTTGTATCATTATTATTTTTGGGATATCTTTGGCATATGTAAATAATAATACACCATAACTTGTTATTGGTTTATTGCATTGTCTACTATAATGTCCTTTTTCACCACAATTATTGCAATACATAATTTACTTATATATATATTCTTATTATTCCTTAAAGTAAAAATTTTTTATATCATATTATATAATGAATCCAGAAATTTGGGGACCTAAAGCTTGGTTATTTTTACATTCTATTACATTAGCATATCCTAATAATCCGACTGAAGCAGATAAGAATAATTATAAAGTTTTTTTTAATACACTTCAACATGTTTTACCATGTCAGAAATGTAGTTATAATTTTCAAAATAATTTAAAAAATAATAGCATTGACAATCACTTAGATTCTAAGAAATCTTTAGTCAAATGGTTAATTAGTATCCATAACTCTATTAATGAAGAGAATAATAAATCAACAATGTCATATGATGAAGTAGTTAAGTATTATAAACAAATTTATAATATTTCTAAGGATAATAGTTTTAGTAAGGATATTGGTACCTATCCTTTAAGGACAAATAATAAATTTTTATTGTTTGCTTTATTAGTCTTAATCGTAATATTAGCATATTATTATTATAAGAAATATTTCCAAAATTAATATCTTTAATAAAATATATATGGTAAAACAAATATTTGTTAATAAGATACTAAGTGATAAAGAAGTTTCTAACTTGGAAGGTAATTGGATTACAGAAGATCACATTAAATTGCCTATAATTAATGAAGATAGTGATGTATATTATAATGATAGTGGTGTATATAAATTACTTTTAAAATTTAGAAAAAATGTAATAGATGATGAATTAATTGATATTGGTTGGAAATCCTATAAAGATTTGGCTAAGGCTAGCCGTGGTAGAGGCGCTTCTGCTGGACCTATTAATGTTTCTGGTCAATATTGGTCTAAGAGAACTCTTAAAGAAACAAAAAAATGGTCAACTAGTTATTTAGTTAATGGAAAACAAAGTAAAATGAAGGTAAATAATCAAGTTGCATCAAACCCTATTGGATTTTATGAAGAAAGTAAAAATTTTAGTAAATTACCTTGTAGATTAACACATTTTACAAGAACTAATTTTGATAAATATAATCAGGGTTTACCATTTATTAGAAGGATTAATGAATTATTTAAAGAACTAATTCCTAGTTCTTATAAAAAACAATTAGATCGAGCCCTTTTAAGAGATAAATATATGATTAAAGATACAGCATTCTCAACAGTTACAATTAATCGAAACTTTAGAACTGCATTACATAAAGATGCTGGAGATTATAAAGAAGGATTTGGTAATTTAACTGTTATTGAAAGAGGTAGATACCAAGGTGGGTATACCGTTTTCCCACAATTTGGTGTTGGTATTGATTTAAGGAATAATGATTTTGTAGCAATGGATGTTCATCAATGGCATTCTAATACCAAAATATATGAAACTGATGAAGATCATAAATATAATTTGACATTGCCTATAGATTATAAAGAAAACCCTGATGTTGGGACAGAAGGTTTATATAAACCATATACGAGACTTTCTTTTGTATGTTATTTGAGAGAAAATATTATTAAATGCGATAATGATAACGTAGATTATAAGTTTTTACAACCTTCTGGGCATTATAAATTAAATTAAAAATACTTAAATATTATTATATAAATAACTATATATAAACTATGATTAACTTGAATCAGATCGCAATTGATAATATTAAGATGCTAGCTGAATTTGATAAAGAAAATAATTTTATCTCTTTTAAAGATAAGATTATTCTAGAATCTAAAGAGAAAGAAGATAATTTTGAAAATATTACAGAGCTTCATGATATTGAATATGCTTTATACTTTAGTTTTAACCATATTCTTACATTAGTTAAAAACTATGATATTACTTGGTATGAAGGTAATCGCGTAATAACTCTCAAACAGAGAAAATATACTAGAGATGAATTAATCAGTGATATGGAAGATGCAATTGAAAATATCTTTGATATATATAATAATACTATGTATGATGATACTAATGAACGCATTTATAATATGCTAGAACATATTGATGAACTTATCTTTAGAAAGAAATATGATCTCAAATACTATAAAACATATTATAAAATGGTAGATTATTTTGATTATTTATGTTCTGGATTTACTGCTTTTTATGACACTTCTATTAAGTATCAAAATATGAATATGGGTATAACTGATTCTGATTCTGATTCTGATCCTGATTCTGAAAAAGAAATTACTCTGAATGAATCATTACATCGCGATGATGTAAATGGATATGGATATGATAATATTGATGATACTTCTTCTGAAGAAGAAGATAAGAAAGAAGATTAAATTAAGTCGGGTATATATCTAAAACTATCTGTACTATATTTTGTTAATATATATGTTTTATTTCCAACATTCCCTATTATAACTTCATCGCCTTCATATATTTCTTTACAACCATGTTCATCTGTGCATCTTGTATTATTTTTATAAACTGGTATTTTTGTAGATAAATTACTATCTAATGAAGAATAGTAATTCCAACTATTTGATCCAACATATGTTTGTCTTCCGAAAAAAGGTTTGACATCATCTGGATCATTAACATTTGTTAGTATCCCCATTTGTTGATATTCCGTGGGCATACCTCTTGTTCTAATATTTATTGCAGCATATGGTCTGGGTTCATATATATAACCTGGTGCTACTAATCTTCTATCTATTCTTTCTTCTAAGAAACTTTTATTATCATTCATATCTATATCTATATTTACTTGATCTTCTGTAATATTTGTATCATTGCCAATATTTGTCTCAGTTTTTAATATATCTGTTTGTTTGAGTATATATATCATAAACATTAAACATATTAATGTTAATAATACAATAACAATTATGTCTTCTATTTTTAAATTATTCTTTTTCATATATTAATATAACATATTAAAATAATTTGATAATATTTAAAATTTAATATTATATATTACTTAATGGATAATATGTTATTTGGAGAACTTAATCTTATATACTGTTCAAATAATAATAATATCATTGGCATAAATAATGATTTATATATTAAGATTAAAGAAGATTTATTATATTTTAAAGATATGACATCTTCTCCAAAAAAAGATAATTATATTGTGATGGGGTATAATACATGGTTGAGTATTGGGGAAAAACCTTTACCTAATAGAATTAATATTGTTATTACAAAAAATAATGCTAATAAAATAAAGAATGATAGTGTAATTATATATCCTTCTTTTGAAGATCTTATGGTATACAGATCTAATCACAATATAGAATTACTTCCAAAAATGTTTGTAATTGGTGGGGCACAATTATATGAATATGTATCATCAAATTATAATGAAGTTATTAATAATATATATCATACACATATTATTGATGATTATGATTATATAGGCGCTTGTAAATTTAAAATGGATTTATCTAATTTCCATAAGATAACTAGTTATAAACATAATAGTATTGGTAAATATTATAATGGTGAAAGTGAAAATATAGATTATTATTTTGATGTATATAAAAATGTTAATATGATAAATAATATTGGTGAAAATAATTATTTAGAATTAATTAAAGATGTCTTGAATAGTAACAATGTTATTCAAGGAAGAAATGGAAATGTTATTTCTCAATTTGGGAAACGCATGGAATTTGATTTAACTAAGTCATTTCCATTACTTACTACTAAGAAAGTTGGTTGGAAAACTGTCCTTAGAGAACTAATATGGTTTATGAATGGATCAACTGATAATAAGCTATTAAAAGATAAAAAAGTAAATATATGGAATGCTAATGCTTCTAAAGAATTTTTAGAATCTAGAGGATTAGATTATGAGGAAGATGATTTAGGACCTGTTTATGGATTTCAATGGCGACATTTTGGAGCTGATTATGTAGATTGTGATACAGATTATAGTGGTAAAGGTAAAGATCAATTACAATATATTATTGATGAAATTAAAAATAATCCAAGTAGTCGTAGATTAATATTAAATTCTTGGAATGCAATGGATATTGATAAAATGGCTCTCCCCCCTTGTCATGTAATGGTACAATTTAATATTGATGGTGTATTTATCGATTGTCAATTATATCAAAGATCTGGAGATATGTTTTTAGGTGTTCCATTTAATATTTCTTCATATGCTTTCCTTTTATCTATTATTGGACATATTACAGGTTATATACCTAGAAAGTTTATACATATTTTAGGCGATTGTCATATTTATGAAGAACATTTATCTGCTGTTGAAGAACAATTATTAAGAAAACCTAATATATTTCCTACATTAAGTATTGATAGTGAGTTAAAAGATATTGATAATATTAAAGAAGAATATTTTACTATTAATAATTATTTTCCACAAGCTGTTATTAGGGCTCCTATGATTGCTTAAATTGACTACACGGTCCCTTTGGTTTCTTAAATTTATCACGCGCTGAATTATATTTCTTAAACTTTTCACAGTCTGTTTTAGATTTCTTTTTAGTTTTCTTTTTTACTGGTTTCTTTTTCTTTTTAGTTTTCTTTTTAGCTGGTTTCTTTTTGGGATTTTCTTTTACAATTATTAATTCCATTACAACCGCTTTTTGTTCTCTATTACATTCATGGCTTAACATATTGATAAATTGTTGCATTCCTTTTAATGTATTTACATCCTTTTTTACCAAATAATTATTTAACTTTCCTTTATCTCCTTTCTTATAATGTTTATTTAATACATTATAAAAATTGTTTCTTTCTTTAATATTTACATCTTTTAATGTATTTATTAAGTTGTGGGCTATAACTTGTTCTTTTTTATGGTGGGGTTTTTTATTTAAACTTTTAGGAATATTGACTATTTCTTTTTTATCAGATATTCTTTCTATCCCTAACATATCTTTTTGTCTATTTGTAAGCGCTTCTTCCTTTCTTATATTATGTTGTTTCGCTGGAAATTCTCTATCACCTCTTTCACCTCTCATATCTCTTTCTTGTCTTTCATCTCTTTCTCCTCTTTCT